AACATAGAGAAGAACATATTAGTTATATGTGAAGGTGAATACGATTGTATGGCTCTATATCAATATGGCATAGAGTCAGTATCAGTACCTTCCGGCGCTAATAATAGGGCATGGGTAGAGAATGAATGGGACTTCTTAGAGACATTTAAGCATATAATTATATGTTTTGACGGTGATTCTGCTGGTAAAGATGGAGCAGTTAAGTTAGCTGAAAGAATAGGTATGTGGCGTTGTAGTTTAGTAACACTACCGTATAAAGATGCTAATGAATGTTTATTGAAGAAAGTTCCTCCAGAAGATATTATCGCTTGCTTTACAAATGCTAAAGAGTTGTCACCGGAAACTCTAGTGTCTCCTGATTACTTTATGGATAAGGTTCAGAACCTTTTCCAGATGGGCAGTAGATTATTCGGTACTCCTACAGCATGGAAGGGCTTAGACAATATCCTCAAGGTTGGAGAGGTTCAGAGATAACTATTTGGTCAGGAAGGAATGGGGCTGGTAAAAGCACTATTCTCAATCAAGTAATACTTGATTTAGCGGCTAAAGGAGTAAGATCATGTATTTATTCCGGTGAAATGCCTCCTGAGAGATACCTTAGATGGGCTATAATCCAACACAAAGAGAACTCTAGTCCGTTACCTATAGCCATAGCAGATTCTATACAGTGGATGATGAATAGGCTATTCATACTTAATATAACTAATACTATTGCTCCAGACGACCTCTTAAATAACTTTGAATATGCGGCACAAAGATATGGCGTTAAGCATTTTGTAGTTGATTCCCTTATGAAAATAGCCATTAACGATTCTGACGAGTATAACGAACAGAAGAAATTCGTATCAAGATTAACAGACTTTGCGAAAGCACATGATTGTCACGTTCATTTAGTAGCCCATCCTCGTAAATCAGCATCTGACTCTGACCAACCGGGAAAGGTAGATGTTAAGGGAACGAGCCATATTACTGATCTAGCTCATAATGTGATTGTCCTCTTTAGGCCGGACGATGAAATGAAGCAGAAAAGCATTAAGAAAGGTAAAGTACCTGCGGATATGATTATGTATGTAAAAAAGAATCGTGAGTTTGGTGTAGAAGGTTCTGTTTTCTTTGACTTTAACGAGTCAACAAAGAAATTTACTGACGGAGAATAACATGATTAAATATCGGGTGGAAATATTTATTAGGAATAATTGGGCAATACATTCTTGGCATAAGAATGAAGACTTTGCGTTAATCAATGCGGAGACATTACACAAAAGCCGTAAGTGTGATGTAAGGGTGATTAACAAAGGTATTATAATAAAATTCTATAAGGGAGGAAAAAATGGAAAAACACGTTATTCAAGTGACAAAGTGGATTAAGCCAGAATCAGAATTAAGCGAATGGAACGATTATTTGGTGAGGAAAGGTTATAGTACATTAGTAAAGAGTAAGAAAAATAGTAAAGGCAAGTCTATATTTTGCTTATTTAGAAATATATCAGAAGAAGAAACAAAAGAAGTAAAGTCAAATAAATGGTTTATTACTAATAATTCTTTAGAAAGGAATATTGTCTATGGCCCACGCCTCAAAACTAACTAGAGAAGAATTACGGTTGCAAAGGTTGTATTGCTTGGATAGAAGCAAAAAGAACAATTTTATTAAATACATGAACGATAATCCGTATTATTTTAAGAATGCTTTCCCCGGAATGAACGTAGAAGATGCTTGGAATATGGCAAGTAAACTCAGAATTTCCACTGACCTCTTTACAATGAAAGGAATAGAACAATGGCAGGAATTATAATAGCCTCAAAGACAATTCACAATACTATTATGCTAAGATTGATTAACAATGGGCAGATAATTGACCGTTTAGAAGTGAATTCTCTGATCTTCCTCACGGAAGAAGAAATAGCCGGAATGTCGGAGTCAGAACTGCAATTGTTTATAGGATGGAATAAAACACCGTCCGAATCTGTTTAGCGGGAATACGCAAAAGTATGTCCTAAGTATCTTCAAGGCATGACGCAAGCAAGCAAAAGGGCATCCATTTTTTGGGTGGCATAGATAGTAAGGGTTTGCACAAAAACAGCCATAAAACACATTTAAAAAGGAAGGTAAAAAATGACAAAAGATATGGTTATTGGACAAAGGCTTTTTGATGTAATGAAAATGTATAACGATGGGATGAAGGATTGCATCAATGGATATTTAAAACGTGGGAAAGCAATTTACAAATTGAAAAAGGAAAAACTCTGGATAAGGGACTGCGCTGGAGTCCCTTCGTTTAAGTTTTATGTAGAGCATGAGCTTAAGATTTCCATTTCTCAGGCGCACAGGCTTGAACAGGTTTATAGGGAAGTAGGCAAAGCCCTTGAAAAGACTCAGGTTCCCATTGACATTTCTACCATCGTCCTCTTATTACCGACGTTACATGATAAGACCGATGAAGAAAAGATCGAAATACTGGAGGCTAACAAGGACTTGCCAGTGGAAGCGATAAGGAATAATCTGCTTGAGGCAAGCGGTAACGGCGATAAGGCAACGGATATTTGCAGCCATGATGAAACAGAAGCATATGAAAGGTGCGTTAATTGCGGTAAGTTCTTGCGCTCTACATAATAAAAAACCCCTGTCTAAGGCAATGTTAAAGTAATGCTTTAGGCAGGGGTCTATACGAATAGACTTATTTTTCTAAGTTCTTAATTAATACCTCATCCATTTTTAAAACAGCCCTTAACCTATCGTATTTATTGTTCTGAATTGAAATGTCACTTAGCAATAAGTCTATAAACTTACCCCTTTCAACCCAAGAAGCTCTTAGTGCATCATATAATTTCTTATCTACAGCTTCCATTATTTTAAGTCCTTAGTTGTAAAACGTCCTAGTGACTTACTGCTTGCATTACCAGCACTACCGCTTGTTAATGTGACATAAACTACGTCTTCGTCTTTTTCTTTATCATAGCGTAATTTTACATCTACGCCTATGTCCCATCCATTAGCGAAAGCCTTAAGGCCGGAATTCTTAGTCCCTAATCTTGTTGCTTCACCCCTATTACCATGAACACCACCATAAAAACGAGCCATATTATTCTCCCTTAGTTAAATTATTTAATATCTTTACCGATGATTCCTAACAATACCATTATGAGTATAAACGCTATATTGATTAGGATATATTCAATCATACGCCTCCATCAAATGAAGATATTGACTATCAATATCGGATTCATTCTGCGCCTCCAGATACGCTTGTTCAATAGTTTCAAGGAAATAACCATCATTATTCAACATAAGCGACAGTTCCTTGAACAACCTGGAATACTCCGACAACACATATTCCTTGCGGAAATTGACTAAAGATATAGCTTTAATCTCGTAATCCATACAAGCACATCCGTCCATTAAAGGCGATACTTCTACTTCCAACTTCAAATCCTGGTTCTTATGCTCTACATAATATGTAATCTTCATGATATTGCCCCTCCCTTTAGGCTATTTGCTACATAATCGTAACATTTGTTGCATAAATACATTTGACTATCAGCATCATAATAACATTTGCTGACCTTCTCGCCACAAAATTCACAATAGTCACTCCCGTTATATCCTACATCATACTTCTTAGTATCATACATATGACCCCAACCACTATAGTCAAGCTCCCACTTATGCTTTCCAGTAGTCTTATACCTTGTGGATATTGGCGAAAGCATAATATCCACAAGGCGATCTATAGTAAGATCAAGCTCGTCCATATGCAGGCATTCACTTGCGGTATGTTGATGATGGTAACCTACAGAAACATTAACCGACGGAATCTTATACTTTGAACAGAATATCTGACAATCGCTAAAAGAGCCTTCATGTTCGATAAAACCGAACCAGTTCATATAGTTATCAACTTCATCTGGAAGCTCGTTATAGGTTACATATTCACCTACGCCTTGTCTATCAAGAGCTACGCATAAATTAATATGCTTCAACGCTTTAGCCTTCATCTTATTTGTAAAGACCCGCATTCCCTTGCCGCCTGACTCTTCGTGGTTAGTTAATAAGATGTTAGGCAGCACACCTACTTCTTTACATAGATTCACTACCTCAAGAATACCGTATATTCCTGCCCTATCATCTGCGCCTAATATACCATTGGCATATAATATCTTATCGCCGTAAATTATTAAGTCTTTCTTTTCATCTCTTACGGTATCAACATGCGCTTGTAAGAGAATGGGCGAATCACTACGGTAAAACACATAGTTGTTAGCATCATAAGATATATCCCTTGACTTATATACCTTAGATAGCAACTTTATTACTGTTGGCATCACTTCTGCTGTCTGTAGCTTCAATAGATTCTTCATTTTCAGCCCTTTCATCCATAATAGTTTCATAACAATCAACGCAATAATCTTCACCGTCAATATGCTTTACTTCTTCAAAATACTTACCACATTCAGCGCATTTGCTGTAACCATCTATACAGTTATCGCATACATTCTCTTGCGTATCTTCAACAAACGTAATTTTATCTTCCGTGAAGTATTCATTACAGCAATCACAAGTAATGATACCACCCCTTTTATTTGCGCATATTTGGCAGTAATGTAAATCTCCGTCATTCACTGACATAATATGATCTTCTGAATAGCAATGGCCACACCTTTCGCATTCTGCTGCGTGTTCATGGGCGCATTCTTCGCACCATGATTCACCTAAATCTTCGATATAATACGATTCATCTTCATTCATCCTTCCATCACATCTTTGGCATTTACAACCTCCGCCTGTACAATCTTTACAGACTCCACCTTCTTGACCATTATTGGTATCACCACAACATAGGCATATGCCTTTAGGAATAACCACAAATGGGCTATCTGATTCACTTCTAATGGTTACTACACCATATCCAGTATCCACATAAGCGCTTGACCTATTGTGTATATAGTCGGAGCTTATTGTTCCCTTTACTATCCATCTACCACCATACATTTCTTGCAGTTTATCCCTATAAACTAACGTATCACAATCGAACATACTACCAAACATACGTCCAGTGGCAATAACATCATTGCTTAAATAACTGCAACACCGGCCTATTTTCTTAGTTGAATTCTCTTCAGTAATGAAATACGGAATCATACAATCACTTTCAAGATAGTGCAGTACGCTATTGAAGTATTCGCCGCCTATCCTTACGCATGATGTATAGGTGCAATCATGCTCACTTAACGTAAAATAGTCGTATGGATTGGCGCTATACCATCCCATACGACCATTCTTTATGTAATCACCGTAATGACAAGATAATAAATGTATTACCTTGTCCCTATTCTCTTTACGGTACGATTTATCATCTTCGATTGATGCTAAATTATATCCATTACGAGTGTTAATTGAGTTATAAAGTAATGTTCTAAATGAATCAAAATTATATCGGTTATCACTATCTGCTTCTACTTTATTACAATAACAATCAAATGCAGTAGGTATGATCTTACCTATTCTTACCTTATTTTTCCCTTGCCACATAAATGACAAGTCTAGGAACTTATATAGGCCGTTAGTAAGAGATTCTATATCTTCCAGAAACCTCTTTGCTTCCGGCCTATTTTCTACTGTTGTCGGTAATCTAAACGACTGTCTATAACTATTGTTCTCGTTAAGGTCTAGCCTCTTAATAAGGCTGGACTTATTTTTAAAATGCCTACTGATTGCCTCATCCAGATAATCACTAGGTATTTCAGCTTCATCTAACCAATATAATACTCTTTCCATCTGTTCGTTCATCACTTTACCCCTTTCATAATGTTATTTAACTAACTTACTCTGCATACCGTTAATATTACATATATAACTTACTCCCATTACACTTGCCGCACTCTTAGCACCCTTAAGATTAGTAGGGTTTATCTTACCATCCCTACATCTACCCAGTGAGCTACTATACAGCGAACAACTCTTACATCCCTTGCGCTTCATAATATCCTCCTTCTGTTTTAACTTATATTTAACTTCATTCATCTACTTGCCTCCTATAATCTTGGTTATACATACTATACCTGCTACTACTACTACAACCAGAGCCGTTACATACACGATCATATCCATTTCCATACTCCTTGCGTGAATTTGGCCGGAAAACTGGCCATCAGGGGAACCAAAAGCAGGAATTGTGCCAGAAAATCCATAACTTGGCTATCACTTCGCAATAATTACGCCTTGCATAGTCAATAAATTGACGCACCGTCAAAAAAAAGTCACGGAATTTTGACGGTTTCCAGGAAAAATACGGTAAAATCCTGATATTTTCAGAGGACAAAAATGCCTGAAAAATATTTAAATGAATGGAATCAGCATTTTAGCCAGGATTTGTTCAAGTTGGCATGGCGTATGCTTAGAATAAACGCAAATAACGACGCAGCTGGCCGATTAGAGCAGCGGTCAAGGGGAAAAAATGATGAAAACAGCACAGGAAAAAGCAATGATTAAAGTACAGGCACAGAAGGTATTGGCACAGATCAAAAACGTGGATAAGATTGCAAGCGTAATTGCGGCCAAAATTGCAGAGTATAAAGCACAAGGTCATGTGAGTAAGAAAGGCGTGACACTGGTAGGTTTACCGTCGAGAAACATTGGGATAAACAAATGGTTGATTGAGACCTATAAATGCGAACCAGACGTTGCTTTTAAGGTGGTTGAGCTTATTGCAGAAAAGTCCGGTAAATTCTGTGTTGGATTTGCACCTTTTGGTTCGTTGCTGTATCTTCCAGAGGACTTTAAAGGAAATAATTCAGGCATTGACTTTGCCGATTTGCTTAAATAGTCTATACAGTATAGACGGTCAAAACCGTCCCGCCGATAGGCAAAACAAGCCGCCCACAAAGCGGCTTTTTTTGTTGTCTGGATGTATCCATACCGCTGGGCGATAAAAACGCAACCAGGGGCCAAATAAACGAGAAAAACGGCCACATTCAGATCGGAGCATAAACCAGTATTACAGGCGTGCCCGCATTGTTTCGGTTACTTCCCTATAATAGACCATTAGACTAAGATCATTTATGCTATCGTTCCTGTATGAGACCATTGCTTTACCCGGCAATATACATTCAAGTGCCTGTTCAAGTGGTATTCAAGTACATCTACACCCATCCAACCCCTTAAACAGTCGAACCCTTGATTCCCTTTAAGCCACGCTATGACTGCATTTGAGACGTATCACATACCAAGCTCAGACATGCTACGCAGTGGCCAGGAGACACTAAGATATGACTGCTGGATGAGATAAGCATGCTTAATCTACGGGCAGAGGGCAGGGGGCAGACCCCTTGCATGGGGCATCGGTCGTTGCGAGGGTACATCTGGGTGATTTTATTATATTTTTTAAATATCGACTTCATGGATTGGCTTCTCATGGACAGTCATTAACTCTCTCTCCACTGTAAATCAACAAAAAAGATTGACAAATGTCACGGATTGTTCGTAGAATGTGATCAAATGATAAAGATAAAGCACAAAGAACTAGCTCTTTTGCTAGGTATAAGTGAGGAATACTCCAGACGTGTTCTTAGTAGGAATAAGCTACGGATTGAAAACAGGTATTTGGTAGAGATCATTGATTTGATTGTAGAAAAGAGGATGAAACAGAAGCAAGAGTCTAAAAATTTTTTTATATAATTTTTTTTGGAGGGTAATATGGCAAAGGATTGGTTTCCCATTAGTGAAGAATCACCTAAACCTGCTAGGAATGGCAGGCGGCCCGGTGATAATCGGACTAAGGGCATGACTCAGAAGATATTGGCTATGGCGGTAAATGACATGCCCGTGGCTGATATAGCTAAGATCAGTGGTACTACCAAGTCTAATGTGACGGCCACGTTGAGAAGGTACGGGTTTAAGCTGGATGAGATATTAGGGTATCAGTCCACTCGTCCTTTGATCTTTGCTGGTTATCAGAAGAAGTTTCTGGCGGCCATGACCGATACCAAGATCAGTAAGGCATCTTTACAAGCCCTTGTAGATGGTGTAAAGAAACTAAACGAGATGGAGAGGCTGGAGTCGGGTAAGTCAACCGAGAACGTATCTGTTAAAGGTGATTTGCCGGATGCCTTGAAGGTGGCTATTGAACGTATAGCAAGCAGGAAAGCATGAACAGATTAGAGATGGAAGCGCAGTACCTAGAAGATCAGGATAAAGCTGTGGCGGCCAACGTGTATCAGGAATGGATGCGCGAAATGGCCCTTAAAGACCTTTATTTCCTGATAACCAACGTCTTTGGCAGGGATGATGTACGGAGGGATTGGTTATATGACAGGTGTCGTGAGGTCAACTCTAATCCTGACGGACATCTTGATTTGTGGTTTCGTGAAGGATATAAGGACTTAGCAAATAACACTCCAATGCTTACTGCTAATCGAGGGTGGACAACACATGGAGAATTAGTGGTTGGGGATGTTGTTTTTTCTCCGTCTGGGACTCCTGTGAACGTGCTTGCTGTCACAGAAACATTCATGGACTCCAGTTGCTATAAGATAACATTTGAGGAAGGTTCAAGTATTATTGCTGGAAGTAAGCATGAATGGACTATCCGCAACAGGAGAAAATTGCGGCAAAAGGACACTGCCAAGAGAAAGAATGAATTCACCAACGAGACAATGACTACGTTGGAATTATATAATATTATTAATTCCAATATGTCATCGTTTAAAAAGAGATTGGATGTAGGCTGTGCCGAACCACTATTTTACGGCGAAAAGAATCTTCCAATACCGCCGTATTCTTTTGGGTGTTGGTTGGGTGATGGGTGTAGCAGAGACCCTAAAATAACCTGTTCCTATGAAGACTTGCAAACAATAGATGAAATGCGTAAGGAACTTGATGTAGTAAAGGAAGTTTCAAGCACTAATGAAAATAGCGGATTGTTTGCCTTTGGTAATGGGACAAGGGGCAAGAAGGGAACTGGTTTATGGCCCATCTTTCGTTCGTTGGGTGTTGCGGGTAACAAACATATACCAGATATTTACATGACAGCTAGCGTTGAACAGAGATTAGCTTTGTTGCAGGGGCTAATGGACACTGATGGTGCCTGTGACGCTAGAGGCCATGCTACTTTTTGCCAAAAAGACGAGAAACTCTCAAGGCAGGTTTATGATCTAGCTGCGGGACTGGCATTAAAACCTCGTATAAGACGCTACAGTTCATTTTATAACGGAGTTCCATACGACTATTTTCAAGTCAATTTCATGGCACATCAAGATAGAATCCCGTTTAGATTAAAAAGAAAGGCAGATAGGGCGATTCCTGTAAGTTATTATCGTGGAATCCGCACGATTAAAAGTGTTGAAGCGATTGAATCAGTTCCTACTAAGTGTATTCAAGTAGAGGGTGGAAGGTATTTGGCTGGAAAAGAATTAATACCAACAAACAATAGCAGCATAATTACATATGCTTTGACCATCCAAGATATACTCAATGACCCCAACATAACAGTCGGTATCTTCAGTTACAACAGACCTACGGCAAAGACCTTCCTTTGGCAGATTAAGAGAGAGTTTGAAACCAACGAACTTTTAAAACTCTTATTCCCTGATATTTTATGGACTAACCCACAGGGAGAGGCCCCTAGGTGGTCTATGGATGAGGGCATTATCGTAAGAAGAACCTCTAATCCTAAGGAAGCAACGGTAGAAGCATGGGGTCTTGTTGATGGTCAGCCTACAGGACGGCATTTTAGGTTATTGGTGTACGATGACGTAGTGACTCTGGACTCTGTAACCAGCCCTGAGATGTGTGCCAAGACCACAAGAGCGTGGGAGATGTCCAGAAACTTGGGCGCTGAGGGAGGAAAGACACGGTATATTGGAACGAGGTACAGTTACAACGACACCTATGGTGAGATGCTCAGAAGGGGTGTCGTCATACCTCGGATATACCCTGTATTGGATGCCAATAACGAGCCTGTCCTACTTACTAGGGAAAGGATTGACGAAAAACGTAAGGAATTCGGGCCATATGTATTTAGCAGTCAGATGTTGCAGAATCCGGTGGCTGACGAAGCGCAGAACTTCAAGGAAGAATGGCTACAGACATGGCCAGCACAGAATATAACCAACTTAAAAATCTATATATTGGTTGACCCTGCCTCTAAGAAGAAGAAGAACTCTGACTATACTGCTATATTTGTGATAGGATTGGGTATAGATAGGAACTACTACATCATAGACATGATAAGGGACAGGTTTAATCTTACGGAAAGGACTCAAACCTTATTTGGACTGCATAGGATGTATCATCCTGTGGCTACCGGGTATGAAGAATACGGTATGCAGTCTGACATAGAGCATCTTCAGTATGTAATGGAGCAGGAGAATTATCGGTTCCCAATATATCCTTTGGGTGGCAATGTAGGCAAGGAAGATAGAATCAGGGCGCTGGTTCCCATCTTTGAACAAAAGAGAATGTTTCTCCCTCAGATGTGTATAAGAACACGGAGTGATAAAAAAACAGTTGACTTAACGAAAGTTTTCATTGAAGAAGAATATAAGACCTTTCCTGTGGGGGCGCATGACGATATGTTAGATGCTTTAGCAAGGATATTAGACCACGGAAAGAAAGGTATCTTCGCAACCTTCCCGGTTAATGAAGAACCTTTTGAGAAAAGACTCCGCCCGTCACTAGGTAAGATTGTTCAGCTGGAACGAGAGCAGATTTGGGAAGACGTTAAAAAAGCAGAAGAAATGGAGAATGCTTTATATGATAGTTTCTAAACCGGCCACTAAACAATACCGATCAAACTACGACAGAATCTTTAAAAAGAAAAAGAGGAAGAAATGATTGAACTCGCTATTATAGGTTTATTACTTGTTATAGGATTTCAGGGGTTCCTGATCGTATTCCTTATCAATAAATGGGACTCTAAAGAGAAAGACCTTCTTAATCGGATACAAGCAAGGAACTATGAAACCTTTGTTCAGAGTGAAGTCATGCGTGAAGTTCCTAGACCTTTAACTCCAGAGGAAATATACGAACAACAACTTGAACGTGGTATTCCAGTATGAAGAAAGAAATCTTCAAAGATAAAGACAGCTTGAAGTTAGCTATAGACGGATTCTTTGATGACCGTTTAGATTCTTCCCGGCAGATGATGGAACAGATCATAGCTCGTAATATCCTCTATTACATCGGAGAGCAGTACCTTGAGTATGTTCCTTCAAGCGGTCAGTTTAGGAGAAGGATGGCAAATGCCTTCCTGCCTACTCCAGTTTCCAA